GATAGGCGGCCTGGCGCTGCTGGCCCACGAAGCCCGCGAAGAACAGGACGGCACCGTAACCCGCCCGCTGCCGGTGGCCACCGACCCGCGCTTTGTCGTAGAACCGGCAAAGGATGAAGCCCCCGAAAACGACGCAGAAAACGCCGCTACAGGCGACGGCGCCGACGCGGTGGCACAGGACACCACCCAGCAGGAAGAAAACGCCGCAGCGGCCCCGGAAACGCCCGCCAGCGAGGAAACCAAAGACGAACCCGAAAACGACTAAGCAATGAGCAGCGCAAGTGCAACCCGGACTATTAAATTTATTACCAAAGCAGGTACCTACACCGCCGTTATTATGAGTCCGAGCGGCGACCTGTACCAGGAATGGGAAGGCACCCTGGCCGACGTTACCGCCGTCCGGCCTAACTGGGCGCAAACTAAACCTATCCTGTATTTCGTCTGCACGTCCAGCCGTGTAGCAGAGGGCGTGGCCACCCCGGACAGCATCGACTACTACTTCAACGGTACGAAGATTACCTGGAACGGCGACACCTCTACCGGCACGTTTGCGGGCTACTTCAAAAAGGTAGCGCCCAGCGGCGACCAGCTCTACTACGGCCTGCAATTCCTTAAGAACATAGCCGACCTGGCGGGCTACGCCCCGGCGGTTATCAAGATGGAAGCCGCTATTAGCTACGGCACGCAGTCCGACACGATCCAGGCCAGCTATACTATCCCGATCCAGCAGGCCACAGGCAGCAGCTACCGCGTTACAATCGGCGCCGGCGATACAAAGAATTTCGTTATTACCGACAAGACCGGCAGCTGCATACTGAAAGCCTACGCCTACCAGTCCGGCGAAGAACTGACGGCCGACCTTACCTACGCCTGGGAAAAGATGGGCGCCACAGGCTGGGAGACCCTGGCAGGCAAGACGGCCCGCACCCTTACCGTGCAGGCTTCCGACATTGACACGTACGGCGAATACCGCGTAACCGTGTACCGTGGCGGTGCTGAAATCGGCAAGGATATACAAGGCGTTATGGATGCTTCCGACCCTTTCGACATAGACCCGCATCCCAGCCCGGAAGACGAAGCGATTACCGAAGACACCAGCGGTAACGGCCAGGTAATCTATACCCCGGTGGTGGTTAAGCGCGGCACCAACACAAAGGCGCTGGACACCCAGTTTTACTTTGTGCTTAAGGATGCTGCCGGCGTCTACCTCAACACCGACCGCACCACCCCGCACGCCAGCTACACCGTAACCCGCGCGCACTGTATGCAGGCCGGTGGCGACGTGTCCGTAACGATCACTTCTGTACTGTAAGACTATGGGCGTAAAGAAAACGTGCGTAGTTAAGTTTATCCGCAAAGGCGACACAGGCGCTAAGGGGGAACAGGGCGCAGTCCTGCGCGGCCCCCAAGCCTGGGCCGACTGCGCGGTAGGCTACGCCTTTAAGCAGGGCGCGCCCGGCGAAGCCTGGCTGGACGTGGTGCTGTATAACGACTATTACTACTACTGCAAGAAGTCGCACGTAAAGACGTCCAGCAATTACCCCGGCAGCACCACCGCCGAAAACCAGGGCCTTTGGCAGCTGGGCGACAGCATCGGCCTGGTGGCCACCCGCATACTTTTGGCGCAGTACGCTTTGGTTAAAAACCTGGGCGTGGAAGCCATAGATATGCGAGACAGCGGCGGTAATATAATCTTCCAGGCAAAGGACGGTAACGTAACCTGCAAAACCGGCACGTTTGACGGCATAACTGTAACGGACGCCCTTATTAAGCGCCAGCGTAACCCCTTTACCCAGATTAACGGCAGCTTTACGGCCCTGGACGACGATACTATGCACACGCAGTATCTGTCCAGCCACGTATACGTTACCCTGGGCTGGGACGTGAAGCAATCCGGGCGGCGTATTACAGTGCTGGGTAGCGCCACTTTCCAGGCACCCGCGGATAGTACGCAGCACTACTACTTAGACGGTAAAGAAGTGCAGACCTTTTTAAGTACCCGCGAAATGACAGAATTAGTGGGATGGGGCACCGCTTCTAAATTCTACGGCTGGGTAGTAGTAGAGCGCCACGCTTTCCGTACTACGTATTTCCAGGGCCGCCAGCTGGACACCGTAGCTTACGGCATCGTGCAAGGTAGCAGCAGCGGCGTGTCCTTTGTGCAAAAACGTATAGGCTACAGCGGCGACGGCGATATTTACGTTACCCGCTACGCTACCGGCGTGTATTTCCTTTGGGTACCGCTGGGCTGGTTTTACAGTGCTAACTATATCCACTGTATGGTCTGCGGCCGCGGTAACAACAAAGGCAGCGGCGGCAGTAGCGGCGAGGGAACCGGCCCTGTATACGCGCAGGTATATGGCGTTACTACGGCCGCCTACAACGGTACGAATATGTACCGGATAGAAATACACACCGCAGACGACAGCAGCGAAAACGACGGCGGCTTTTACTTTGAGCTAAAGAACTTTGGAGCCTGGGACGATAACAGCAATTAACAACCTTTTAACAGTATAGTATTATGGACTTAGAACCCAAATTGCTTAGCGGCCAGACCGCTACCGCCACTGTCGCAAGTGGCGAAAAATTCGTAAAGGTGGACGGCAACGGAAATACCACCTTAATTACCCTGGACAACCTGCGCAGCCAGCTGCTGGGTGGCCAGAGCCTTAACGCGCTGGAAGACGGCATATTTATTATGACGCACCGTAAAAGCGACGATTACCCGGTTATGTACAAACCGCACCTGTGGACGGCCCAGCAGAACGCTGGCGAAATCGCAGACGGCGTGGTAGTCGTAGAGGGCGGCAAAGTGCTGGTGGTGGCTCCTACTGAGTGCGACGACGCCGGCCTGCTTTGGTCTTCCGAAGCCGTCAGCGGTGGCGGTGTTACCACGTCCGACCGTGTAACCGCCTACAACGACTGGGCCGGTAAGACAAATACCGCAGCCCAGATTACAAAGCCACAGTGCCAGGGCGCAAGCTACGCCCCCGGTTTCTGCGCTGCCTACAGCCGCACCAACGCTAACGGCAAGGGCCTTACCGCCGGTAAGTGGTGGTTACCGTCCCTGGGCGAAATGATGATGATCTACGCCAATATGACGAAGATTAACTACGCCCTTAGCCTTATTTCCGGTGCGCAGCAGCTGGCTGCTACCTGGTACTGGACTTCTACAGAGTACGGCGCGACGTACGCCTGGTATCTGAGTCTTAGCAGCGGTTATATGAACAGCCTCACTAAGGCCAGCGACAGGAACAGGGTGCGCGCGGTTTCAGCATTTATTGGTTAATCTTTAGTAGTCAGTCTTTAACCTTTCAAGTGTGGCGGCAGCCACACTAAAGCTTAGCATTAAGGTTTTATGGCAAACAAAGTTAAGCTGGTTTCCAGCACCCGGATATACTTAGACGCTAACGCGCTCCTGGATCATATTCTGGACATAACGCCGAATTTCCCGCGCCAGTACAAATACAGCGTGGGCGCGAAGATGCACGAAATAGGCGTGGAACTGATACAGGACATAGCGGCGGCCTACCTCAACAGAGACAGGGAAACGCGGATAGGGTACCTGGTGGCTTTCCAGATAAAATTTGAAACCCTTAAAACCTTAATGCGAAAGGCTGGCGAAAGAAAATGGATTACTTCAAAAGGGCGGCACGCACAGATAGTGGAACTTATGGACGCTATCGGCAAGCAGTGTACAGCGTGGAAAAATTCGCTTATATCGACCCCGCAAGGCGATACTGGCGAATAAGCGCCAGAACCAGGTAAGGCCCCGGCCGCCTGGGCGTGCGTTTTCCGTAATAAATGGGCCGTATACCGCCATTTGCGGTTAAGAACAAGATAATACGGCGCAGACTGCGAGCCTTTCCAGAGTACAGCGCGACGAACGCCTGGAATCTGAATCTTAGCAACGGTAATATGAACAACAACACTAAGGCCAGCAACAGGAACAGGGTGCGCGCGGTTTCAGCACTTCTTACGGAAACAGGTATTTAGAACAATACATAGAAACACTTAGATAGATGGTTACTACGGACGATATGCTACAGGCGTACTATGACTGCCGCAAACGAAAGCGGAGAACAGCCAGTGCGGTGGTATATGAAATGGACTACGAAGCGCGCCTAATCGCGCTGCGCGACCGGATCAATACCCGGCAATACGCGCCCGGTAAGTCTATTTGCTTTGTCGTAACACGTCCCAGATACCGCGAAGTGTTTGCCGCTTCTTTTGAAGACCGAATAGTACACCACTACATAGCGCTGCGCCTGGAACCGTTATTTGAACGGATATTTAGCCCGCGCACGTTTAACTGCCGCAAGGGCAAAGGCCAGCTGTACGGCGTTAAGATGCTGGAAGACGACCTGCGCACAGTAAGCCAGAACTATACCCGCAGCTGCTGGGTACTGAAATTAGACCTTAAAGGCTTCTTTATGAGCATCGACCGCAAGATGCTGGCCAAAATGATAGACGCTTTTATAGTCAAGTATTACACCGGCCCGGATATAGAAGACCTGCGCTTTGTCTGCCAGGTGGTAGTATTGCATAGCCCCGAAAAGAACTGCGAACGCCACAGCCCGCTAAAGTTTTGGGACTACCTGCCGCCGCACAAATCCTTTTTTACCAATACGCCCGGCAAGGGCGTAGCCATAGGCAACCTGTTTGCCCAGCTTTTCGCAAACTTCCTGCTTAACCTGCTGGACTGGTACCTGGAAGAACTGGGCATAACCCACCACGGCCGATACGTGGACGACTTCTACGGCATCCACGAAGACAAAGCCGTGCTGCTGGCTGCTATCCCGAAAATCCGGCAGAAGCTGGCCAGCATCGGCCTGGCCCTTAACGAAAAGAAATTTTACCTACAGCACTACACCAAAGGCGTAGAGTTTACCGGTATGATCGTGAAGCCCGGCCGCACTTACATTTGTAACCGGGTGCTTACTAACTTTATCGTGGCGGTGCGGCGTCTCAACGCAGCCAAAGATCTGCGCCAGGTACGCCACTGCATCTGTAGTATAAACAGCTACCTGGGCTTGCTTCGCCAGTGTAACGAATACGGCAAGCGGGTAGAAATTCTGCAAATGATCCAGCCGCAGGCGTGGCAGTATATCTACATAAAGGGCCACTACGAAATAGTCTGCCTGCGTAAGAAATACAAACCAAAAACAATAACACTACAGCGTATAAGGGATGGCGACTACTAAGACCGAACCGCTGCTGGTGCTTCGCAGCGACACACTAAATACCGACCTGGTGCAGTACCTTTCGGCCCGCTACCTGGTAACGGTGGAAGCACAGGAAAACGAAATTATCTACGAACTGTTTAACCGTCCTACTGAAAAATGAACGAAGCAATACTAAACTATCTTAGCCACCTCTACGGCCACGTAGTGCTAATCGTGGTAGCTACCGCAGCCCTTATCTTCGCTATGGGCATAGACCTTATTTTTGGCGTCCGCAAGGCTAAACAACGCGGCGAGGCTACCACGTCCACAGGCTTTAAGAAGACTTGCGAAAAAGCCCGCAAATACTTTTCGCCGTACCTGGTGCTGGTGTGCATCGACCTGCTGGCGGCAGTGCTGCTGCCGGTGCCGGCTTTCTCGATGCTTTGGGCCGCCTACTGCATCTACTGCGAGTTTAAGAGCGTTAGGGAAAAAGCCTGGCAGAAAGAAGAACTGCGCAAGGCCGAAAAGACTATGAACGTAATAATAGAGAACAAAGACGACATAGCAAAGCTGGTAGCCGCCGTCCTGTTTGAACAGCAGGAAAGCCGCAAGGCCACCGCAGCACCGGAAGAACCAGACCAACAGTAACACGTTATGAAAAAGATAGACGCTATAGTGATCCACTGCACGGCCACCCGCGCCGGGCAAGACGTGCGCGCTGCCGATATTGACAAGTGGCACAAAGAAAGGGGCTTTGCCGGCATCGGCTATAACTACGTTATCGACCTGGACGGCAAGATAGAGACCGGGCGGCCGCTAACCAAAGACGGCGCCCACTGCAATACTGCCGGCCTGTCCGGGCTGGCCTACAACAAACACAGCATCGGTATAGTGTACGTGGGCGGCCTGGACAAAAACGGAAAGCCCGCCGACACCCGGACGCCCGCCCAGAAAAAGGCCCTGGCCGAACTGGTGTACCAGCTTATCGACAAATACCCTATCGTGGAAGTGATCGGCCACCGGGACGCCAGCCCGGATAAGAACGGCGACGGCAAGATTACCGCTAACGAGTGGATAAAAGCCTGTCCGTGCTTCGACGTCCGCGCCGAATTTCCCATAGCCATTTGTACCGCAAAAAAGAAGTAGCTATGAAAAGACTAATTACCTTACTGTGCTGCGCCCTGCTGCTGGCAGCGTGCAGCGTCGTACGGCCCGGCATCCCGGTAGAGCTGCCGCAGATCGTACACGACACCGTATACCGTAACACCGTCCAGCACGACACGCTGCGCCTGGTACAGCACTACCGCGATACCGTAATACAGCGGGACAGCGTGTACGTCGAGGGCCAGACCGTCTACAAGGAAAGGACGGTATACAAGACCCGGACGGCCCACGACACCGTACAGGTGTACCGCTACCTGCGCGATACTATGTACGTACACCAGCGCGATAGCATAAGCGTGCCTGTGTACATAGACCGCGTGGAAAAAGTGAAGTACACGCCAGCCCCGGTAAAAGTGCTGGCCTGGACAGGCGGCCTGTGCATTATAGCCCTGCTACTTTGGTTACTATTCCTATACCTTAAGCGCAAGTTTTAACACGCCACCGTTTCTGTTAAAAGTGCAACCCCGCGCCCGGCTGTGAAGTCCGGCGCGGTTTTTCTATATGACGCGATCGCTGGCGAAGTAGTCCAGCACCTGCCGGTTAGCCGCGTCGGCTTTATCCTGGCTGTACTTAATGTATATGCCGGTAACGGTGCTGCCGTGTTTATGGCCCATAGCTTCGCTAACCGTGTCTTTGGGTATATCCAAGTCTATAGCATAGTTTGCCCAGCTGTAGCGCGCCCAGTACCAGGTTAGGCCCGGCTCCAACTTCCGCAGCAAGTCGTTACAATTCATACGGAAGCAGCTAACCTTTTCGGCAAAGCAAAGCAGGTGCGTTTTGCCTGGGTATTTGTCGATAATGGCCTGCGCTTCCGGCTGTACCAGGATGCTGTAATTTTTGCCTGTCTTCGCCCGCTTATAGTGCAGGCGGCCGTTTACTATTGCATCTTTCGGCAGGGCCAGCAGATCGGCCATATTTATGCCGATAAGGTAGAAAGAGAGCATAAAAGCGTCTTTGTACATAGCCGTTTTGCCCTTTATCTGCGTATCCCTAATACGGCGCAGCGTCTGTACCGGCAAATTACGCATCGGCGTGTCTGTTTCGGCCCGGCTGTCTATCTTTTTGTAGGCCGGGTTTACCTGTACGCCGTCGTCTTCCGCATACTTTATAACCGTCTTTACGACCTTTAGGTATTTCGATACCGTGTTACGCTTTAGGCCGTCGTCTTCCATCTTCTTTATCCAGGCTTCAAACCAGGCGTAGGACAGATCGCTAAACCGCAGCGTGTCCGGATCGCAGTACAGGGCCAGCCGGTTTTTAGTGGTTACGTAGGATACCTGGGTATTCGGCGTCTTCAAGTCCCGCACCCTGTCTATGTAATCGCCCACGGACGGCACGCC